GGCCGATGCCGAAAACCTGACCGCCGACGAATATCGCCGCCAGGCGCATAATGCGGTCGCCGATCTGCTGTCGATCGGGGTTGCTGGCGATGAAGAGCATCTGCCGGTTGCGCGCAATGTCGTGGCTCTGATCTGATGCCCGCCATGTTCGAAGTGACGGCCCACAAGGGCGATACCATCGACGCGCTGTGCTGGCGGCATCTGGGCCGCACGGCGGGGGTGACCGAACAGGCGATTGCGCTGAACCCGGGCCTTGCTGCCGCTGGGCCGATATTGACCGAGGGGCAGGCGATCATCCTGCCCGCTGCCGCCGATGCCGCACCATCGATCCGCGAAACCGTGAACCTGTGGGATTAGAAATGTCTGCGCTGAGTGACGAACTGAAGGATTACATTAACGACCGGGATAAATCGGTCGAACAACGGGTCAAATTCTGGGTTGTAGGCGCGGCTCTGACCAATGTTCTGGCGTTGCTGCCGGTGATCTTTTTCCTGGGCGGAATTTATCAAAATGCCAATGCCTCACTGGATCTACTGAAAGAGCAACAGAAAGAATTGGCACAGCGCGGGCTGTGGATGCAGGATCGCGAGCGGTTTGAACTTGCCGTTGAATTATGGGCCGAACCGAAAGGCTTCAAAGCACCAAAATATATCAGGCGCGGGGGGGAATCCAAATGAAGCTGGTCCCCTATTGGAAACAAGGTTGGCGGTTCATTTCGGTGCGCTGTGCGGTGGCACTGGGGATCTGGAACATGGTGCCGGACGTACTGATGAATTTTGTCCCTGATCACGCCAATATCGCGGTCTCGGCAATATTGCTCTCTGGCACGATCATTGGTCCATTTTTGCAGCAAGACAAGGTGAAGGAGGCCGCGGGTGGCGACGAATAAGCAAAAGGGTGCTGTCGGTGGATTGGGCCTGATCGGGCTTATCATCGCCGCCGTCGTGACGGTTGAAGGTGGATTTGTAGATAATCCGAACGATCCGGGCGGCCCAACCAATCATGGCATCACACAGAGCGTGGCACGCGACAATCGCTTTCAAGGCCGGATGCAGGATCTGACCCAGGCCGACGCGATCAACATCTATGCCCAGCAATATATTCAGCGGCCAGGCTATGGTCCGCTGGTCGAAATAGATTTCTGGTTTGCCGAGGAAATCATCGACTGCGGCGTCAATGCCGGACCTGCACGCTGTTCGCGTTGGGGGCAGGAATCCCTGAACCACTATAACCGGCGCGGTCAGGATTATCGCGACATTAGCGAAGATGGCCGGTTTGGGCCGGGTAGTATCGCTGCCTATCGCGCATTGCAGCGAAAGCGGGGCAGAAAGACCGCCTGTGAGTTGATGGTGAAAGCCGTCGATGCAAAACAGGCCCAGCATTATATGCGGTTGTCCGGGCATGACAGCAAATTTGAAACCTTCATGCCCGGATGGATGCGAACCCGCATAGGCAATGTCGATCTGTCGAAATGCGGCACCGTTCCGGAGATCGGATCATGATCACTAAAATCGCAGGTTTTGGACCGATCGCATGGATAATCGGCAATTGGCATTTTGCCCTGGCAATCGCCGGGGCTTTGGTGATTTCCCATACCGCCACCTATTTCGTTGGCCGGGGGCATGGCGCGGACAGCGCCCTGGCTGATATCGCCAAGGCTGGTCAGAAAGCCAATGATGTGGCGGTGGCCAGTGCCGGCAAGGCAGCAGCGGAAGGAGAGGTCGAACAAGGCAAGATCATGGATGACAAGGAGAAAGCGGATGAAGCGGTCAATCTGTCGAAGGATGACAGCAGTGCTAGCGTTGCCAGTCTTGCTCGCATGTGCGAGCTCGTGCGCCGATCGGGTCAAGATCTCGACGGGTTTCCCGCCTGCCGATCTGGTGCGGGTGAAACCGGAGCCAGTTCCTGGCCCGAATGACATGACCTCGCAGAACGCGGTCGAGCTGTTCAACAACCATCATGACGCATGGGGCCGGGAAGGATGGTCCCGCATTGGCCGTATTTGCCGCGATGCCACGCGCAAGGGCGCGCTCTATCCCGACAAATGGTGCCCGGAAGCACCGGAGGCAGAATGATGACCATTAGGACCATTTTGTTGGCGTCACCGATATGATCAAACCCGATGCCCTGCGCAAGGCGATAGAGGCCAGCAATCCGGCTCTTGCCCGCGATCCGGAGCGGTTGCTGATGTTCATCGATCGGGGCAATGTCCGTTCGTTCATGACCGCCGATTATAGTTTTGAATATCGCTATACGCTGAACATCATCATCAGCGATTTTGCCGGGGACACGGCGTTGCTGATGATTCCGATCCTGTCATGGCTGCGGATCAACCAGCCCGCCTTGCTGGCCCCGCCGACCGAGGCCCTGTCCTTTGAAGCCGACATATTGGACAATGGCTGCGCGGATGTATCGATCGAGCTGCAGCTGACCGAACAGGTCGCGGTCGTCAAACGTGAAGACGGCGGATTTGACATGAACTATCGGCCGGAACCGGAAAATCTGTTCGATGATGAACTGGGCGCGGGCGGGGTCGATCCGGTGCCGGACCTTTCGGCGATCTGGCTGAGCACGGGGGAAAAGCTGTTGCCCGACGAACCGCCATTGGGCGCGGATGTGCAGCCGTAAATGGCGGATGAACTGGAAGCGCTGGAACCCTGGCTGGGGGATGTTCTGGATAGTCTTGCCCCCGGTCCAAGGCGGCGGCTGTCGCTGAAAATCGGTCAGGCCATCCGCCGCACCAATGCCGCCCGGATTGCCAAAAATGAAGAGCCCGATGGCCGCGCCATGGATCCGCGCAAGCCGCGTAAACGCCGGTCATCAAAATCCGGCAGGGTGAAGCGCAAGGCCAAAATGTTTCGCAAGCTGCGCCTGGTCCGCAATATGCGGCTGCGCACCAGTGCCGAGGGTGTGGAACTGTCGTTCAAGGGCGGTGCCGCCAGCGTCGCGGCAGAACATCATTATGGCGAGGAAGCCTTTGTCGGCAAGACCCGCGACGGCCGCACGATCAAGGCGCGCATGGCCCAGCGCCGGTTGCTGGGCTTTAGCCGGGATGATCAGGACGAGATCATTGATGCGGTGGTAAAACATCTTTCACCTGAGCCATGAACGGATTTGCTCTGTTGTAAGCACCCCGCTTACAACAGCACATCCTTTCAATAATGTCTGACCGTCTGCCATCGGCGGTGCATGGTTTCATCAATCGCCACATCCCCTGCCGTTGACCTGTCGGGCCTTCCCGCGCCGGTCCTGATCGATCAGCCGGATTTTGAAAGCCGCAATGGGGCAAAGCTGGGGCGGCTGATCGAATTGCTGCCGGAATTCACCGCCCTGGTCGAAAGCGATCCGGCGATAAAGCTGATCGAGGCCGATGCCTATGACGAAATGGTGCTGGCCCAGGCGTTCAATGATGCCGCCCGCAATCTGTTGCTGGCCTATGCCGCTGGCGGGTCTCTCGATCATCTGGGCGCGTTGATGGACGTCGCGCGCCTGGTCCTGATCCCGGCCAATGAAGTGACCGGCGATCCGGCGGTGATGGAAAGCGACGATGACTTTCGCCGCCGGATTCTGATCGCACCGCACAGTTTTTCGGTGGCGGGGCCGCAGCTCGCCTATGTCTATCACGCGCGCAGTGCCAGCGCCGATGTGCTCGATGCCTCCGCGACATCGCCCTCACCCGGCGAAGTCGTTGTTTCAATCCTTTCCCGCACCGGGGATGGAACCGCACCGCCCCAGACATTATCGGCGGTTGAAGCGGTTCTAACACATGACGAAGTCAGACCGCTGACCGACAATGTGACGGTGCAAAGCGCGGATATTGTCGATTTCAACGTGACAGCAAGCCTGTTTTTATATGCCGGACCGGACAGTGGGCTGATCATCGATACGGCAACATCCGCGCTTGATCTTTACCTGGCCGACAATCGCCGTCTGGGCCGCGATATCACCCGCGCTGGGGTCATCGCCGCACTAAAGGTTTCTGGGGTGCAGAATGTCATCCTGACCGAACCGGCTGCCGATCTCGCGCTAACCGATCTGCAGGCCGGAAATGCAGCCAATATCACGCTGGTCAATGCCGGAAATGCGGAATAGCCATGGCACTTGATCCCGAAATCACCGCCAAATCCCTGTTGCCGCCGAACACGTCGGACGCGGAACATGCGCTGGAAGACAGCTTGCGGATGGATGTCGATCTGTCGGCGGTCGGGACATTATGGAACCCGGCCACCTGCCCGGCGGCGGTGCTGCCCTTTCTCGCCTGGGGCCTGGCCATATCGCGCTGGGATGCGACATGGACCGAAGCGGAAAAGCGCGCCGCCATTGCCGATGCCATTCCCTTTCACAAGCGCAAGGGAACCAGAGCGATTGTCATCGAAGTGCTGGAACGGTTTAATCCGTTACTGCAGGTCGTCGAATGGTGGGAAATGAACCCGCAGGCGGATCCGCACACATTTGAAGTGCGAGCGCCGGCCAATCTGATTCCCGCGAGTTTCCTGAACGCGGAAACCGTCGACGCGATCATCCGCGATGTCGCTGGGGTCAAGCCGGTGCGATCGCATTTCACCTTTGTCCAATATCTGGAAGCGCAGGCCGGGGCCTATCTGACCAGTTCCGCCCAGGTCGGCAGCTATTCCCGCCACGATTATGCTGCAGCCCATGATCCAGATCCGATCTGGGACAGTTATTTGCAGACCGAAGATGGCGAGCCCTTTGAAACCGAAGACGGTCAATTGTTGGAGGAAAGCTGATGGCCGGATTGTTGATGACGATCACCGATGCGGGCCTTGACGCCCTGGTTGATGCCGAAGGCGGCGGCAGCGATGATATCGTTATTGCGGAACTGGGCCTGACCGACCAGATTTTTGTCATGGCCCCGACGCTGGCCGCCTTGCCCGGCGAATTCAAGCGCCTGGCATCGATATCCGGCGAAGCGGTTAGCGATAATATCATCCATCTGACCGCCTATGATGTCAGCGCTGAAATCTATGACGTCACCGGATTTGGCCTGTTTCTGGAAGATGGGACATTATTCGCGGCCTATTGCTCCGATGCCGACCCCGTGCTGTCCAAGGCGGAACTGGCTTATGCTCTGTTTTCGCAGGATATCAGTTTCGACAACAGCAACGCCGCCAATATCACCTTTGGTACGAGTATTTTCAGCTATCCGCCCGCGAGCAAGACGATCAAGGGCGTGGCTGAGCTGGCCGACAATGATGAGGCAGACGCCGGGATTGATGATTTGCGCATCATGACCCCAAAAATGGTCAAGCGCGTCGTCGATGCGGCAATCGCCGCCGCCGAGGACAAGCCAGGGACGATCAAAATGTGGTTCGGTTTAACCGATGACATAAAGTCTGGTTGGTATCTCTGCGACGGCACCAACGGCACTCCGAATCTGAGCGGACTCTTTGTGATTGGCGCGGGGGGTGCTGTTGCGGTCGGCGATACTGGTGGAAGTGACACGCATGGTCATGATGGCGAGGTGGAAAATCACACCTTGACCATCGACGAGACGCCCGAGCATCGCCACTTGACTGCAGTTAGCGGCAGTTTTGGCGCGGGGCTGGCTGCCGGCAATTCTATTGGCGAACAGACCACGGCTGGCGGCGACACCGAATATATTCTGCGCGGCGATGCCGCTGAACCGAATATTGGCCGGACCAATTCTATCGGTGGCGGAGCAGCGCATGGCCATGGCCTGACCATCGAAGATGCGACGACGCTACCACCATATTTTGCCCTTGCCTACATCATGAAAGCCTGACCGACGGGTTGAGAAAGCCACTGGTGAAGAATTCTAGTTACAGACACATAATATGGAGCCCGAGCTATGGCAAAAATTAGCTTATTACCCGACGCTGAACCCTTGAACGGCGGTGAAAGGGTGGCCTTGGTCCAAAACGGTGAAACGCGGGGATCTAATTTAAGT